GTCATCGTAAAGATTCTCTTACGTGACATTTCGAGGTGCAATCTATTGATGTCCTCAGTTGTGCAAGAATCACCAATTTTCGAGGTGATAATTTGAATTGCCATTATGTATTTCTCCTGTAAAAAATAATATATTTCGTTCTTTTATATAGGTAGTCCCATATTCCTTATATTATTATACAATGGATATGGGACAACCGTCAAGTGGTTATTTGAATGAATTGTTGATAACTCTACTGAGTCTACCGCATTTCATAAAATCATTAAATTTGTCTGCTTGTGTCCTAAGATACGAGGCAGACCATGATGCGTAATAATGCATTTTCGTCTCCTGTTATGTTTGAAACTATCCGACATCTGCACTTCCCATATAGGTACTTAGTCTTGTGTCATAAGTGTTTCAGTTATGTTACAATATTGTAACATTATTATATAGGCGATTAGAGTTTGACCAATATCGCAATCAATAATATATTGGTTAGGAATATCTCTGCAGCTAATATGGTGTGATACCACACCCATCTCGATTGGTAGATTTTATTTACTGTAAAAGTTTCCTTCATTTCCTTTAACATGTTGCCTCACTAAGCATATACGTCCAAACTCATCCAACTGAACAGTGAGTGTTTCACCTACCACCAGTTTTGTTTGTTCCGTGGTTAACATTTCATCCTTATGTTTGTCGGTGAAACATATACCATTCTCATTCACTTCAAACATATAATCTACGTACAACATTGTACTCTTCCTATTCTAAACGTGGTGGAGCTAGAGGGAATCGAACCCACGACCTACTGGTTGCAAACCAGTCGCTCTCCCTACTGAGCTATAGCCCCTTGTCGAAAATCCCATTATAGAATGCATCCATCTTCATGGGTTTTTCGGTGTACACACATGCATATAGACCTCTTGGTTCATCTGTCATGTTTGGTGTACTCTCGTGATATGTATCACCTTTGATGGCGACAATGTCTCCAGCGTTAAACTGATAATTCAGTTTAGTGTCTTTGACTTGAAGTCCACCGTTTCTAAAGTTCATGTCATCTAATATCCATGAACAGTTTACAGTATGTATTGCGTTATTAGCATTACTCCCATATTGATTATCGTAATGGGGTTCAAATGAGAAATCATCATCGATTCCCTTACCCATCTTATAGACCATTTGGTCATTGAACAGATGTGGTAAATCTGTTCCTAGTAGTGTGATTGCAATCTCTCTCATAAAAGGTGCCTTGTAACATTTCTCTAGTTTCTGTTCGTACATCATAGCACATGCTATTCCGTCCCAGTGTACCTCTGGCCCATAATAACATGGTTTTCCTTTCATGTTATTGTCCAGCATCCATTGTCTGAGTGCGAGTCCTTCCTTACGTGCGAGAGACAGCAAATCAGAGGGTATAACAGAGGGTAGATGTACCCACCCCCATTTGTTATAATGTTTGAGTTGTTCCTTTGATATCAAAGTGCAACAGGTTTGGGGACGAATTCAATCTTCTTACCGCCCCTTCCCATTCTACGGACTAACTCATTCTTTATCTTTTGTTTGAGTCTTCCTGTTGTGTTGGAATTGTTGTATTTCTCAATCAAGTCTGAAGTACTCTGATTTTTCATGTACTCGTGTTTGATGGTAGATTTACCTGTATTCCTATCTTTGATGGTTTGTGATTTGCCGAATTTAACTGGTGGCATTCCTTTTCTCCTCATGATATTTTAGACTGCATTCTGCACCGCAAAACACATGTCTAGTGTCCATAGTGTGATACTTTATATCCTCATGATTGATGGATACTCCGCACACACTACATGGATACGTGTTAGTCATTTATAATGACGCTATTAAACTTCTTTCTACCCTCTTGTTCTGTAGATTCTTCCTCTAATCGAGCAATACGGTCTGCATTTGTCTCAGGCAGTCTATCGGAATCTTCATCCATACTGACATATCCTGTTGGCATTTCTGTTCCACCGTGTTCTGCTTCTTGTTCGGGATTGGTGAACCATACACATAATGAGAATCTCTCACCCATGATTACAGGGTTAACACCATGGAATCTATTCACACAATTATTGAACACAATCATACTACCAGTATATGGTTTGATTTGGTGGTCATCAATTACGAAATCACCACCTCTAAAATTGTCATTCAATGGTACTACGAGTGTTGCTGTATCAGCACTATCTGCATCGTCTTGATGCATCGGCATAGCAGTATTAGCAGGGTAACCAATAATACTCATATATGTGATTTCATCTAAATCATGTGTAAGTGGTAGTAATGGTCTAATCACTTCCTCAATCATTTCGAAGTGTGGATTGCTCTCACCGATAGAATAGATATCCCTGTTCATATGGTCAACATACTTCAGTCTATCGTTCTCTTCCTCATTAACACATTCGACTACGTTAGGGTTCTTTTCATTTGGATGTGTGATTTCTGTGTACTCTGCAAGTTCCCACATCTTGATGAACTCCTCACATATATCGGGGTCGATAACTCCATGTCCTATGTATAGGAATGAAGAGTTTAAATTTTGTGCTTCTACAAATTCTTCTGACATTTTCTTTACCTTTAAATTATCTGTTACTATTACGTGGTAGGAGAAATTGTACTTGACTCATTCTCCATTTATCTCCACTGTATTTAGTGTAGTCATCAATCCATGCTCCATGCAATCTATTGCCAGGGAACATGACACATCTATTGAACTTAGCAGGAATCATGTGTGCTACCTCAAATTGGTCTTCTACTGGGAATAGGAGACTGTGTCTCTCATCGTTAGTAATCCACTCACCATTGTATATTGCAGTCCCACCACTTTCTTCTTTGTCCATATACCATAACACATTGATGGTAGATGATTCATCTGATTGAGTCAATGGCGAATCAACGTGTGGATAGTGTTGCATCTTATTATCAAAACACTCAATGGTTTGAAATATATTCCATTCGAATGCTTGTGCAGTTTCGTATCCTTTTCTCCACCATACATTACCACATATTTGACTGAGTCTTTCTATGTTCATCTCCCACATTCTTGTTGGATGTGAGATTGCTAGTGTGTTTCTACAATCATTGTACACTTTACCATTAAGTGTTTCTATCTCTTCACTGTATTTCCATAGAGGATAGTCCGCATTTGTCAACCAATCATAGATTGTATCGGGGTCTTCGTAAAAATCATCAATCGTGATGACTTGGTTTTGTTTATCGTATTGAACGTTCCATTGTGGTGATGGACGAAACATCTTGTCTATTGAGAACGGTTGTCCCATGGGTCTTCCTCCTTATGTACTGTGCCATAGTGAAATTGGTCACCAATTTCCTTGTCTTCCAAATTCTCTCTAGCGTGGTCTAAATTAAATGAGATAGAAATTCTCTCATAGTTATCGGGTAATTCATTAAAATCTGTGATGGGTGGTACTGAGTGGAACATTGCTGAGGGCCACATCAAAAACTCACCACATTGTGGGTGAAACATAATTTCAGATTCATGCATCCCACTCCCAAGAATACCTGTGTTTTGTGGCATGTAATTTTTTGGTGGTTGTGGATGAGCAACTGTTTGTAACCCAAAATCCATCATTGCATTTGGTGATACAAATTTGATTGGTTGTGAGTCACTATCCGTCTTAACATAGTAAGTACCACTCACATATGAATTGACATGGTTATGCATTTCATGGTGATGTGCTTTATTGTAGACGTTGACCCAACAGAAGAAATGTACATCATGTCTTGTCAAATGTGCCACTCTACATCCGTATGTGGCATTTATATAATCAATGTAGGTGTCTTTAAGTTTGTTTGTCATGTCTATAAACCACGACTCTTTTTGCATCTCTTCACGGATATCACCATCAAAGTATGTGGTGTAATCCATTGCAGTATTCCCCTTGTGTCTTCTCTTGACCTTAGCGACTGCTCTTCTACACGATTCTGCTATCTCGTGATGATTTGCTTCCAATTCTCCATGCAACATGTAAACTGGAAAGACTGGGAAGATTGATGCCTTTTGGGGTTGATGGGTCACTTAGATTGCACCTCTGCTACTACTCCCTGTGAACCATCTTTCATGGTTACATTACGATACACTACAATCACTTCACCGAGTTGTTTGATGTATCTCTTAATCTCTTGATTGTTCTGTATCATGACTTTGTAATCACCTACTGTAGATGCAACAAAAACCACATCACCACTGTTCTGTGCTTTCATCTCATCCAAGAACCTATCTAAGTATGTGTATCCTACTGGCCAATCGGGATTCTCTCTTTCGAGTAAATCACATGTCTTTGGTCTTTTAAGTTGTTCTACACCTTCGTCATTGAATCTCTTAGGTTCAAATGATAATGTTCTTTTACATGGATTTGTTATACGTGCTTCTGACACTACGTACCATTTAGGAACTCCAAGTTCAAGTGGTCTTGGTAGTGTTGGTTGTATAATATCTATCTCTACAGGTTTAGATACTATTTGCACTTCCCTCTGTGGAAGTAATGAACAACTAGTCGTTAGAACTAGTAGACTCAAGATTACTAATTGCTTTTGAATCATCTTCTATCCCCCTAATTACTTCTTCGGTACCTTTGTTGAATCTTAGTTCCATCAACCCTGGCTTTGCAACGGATAGTTTTTCGAAGTTATGTTTACTTAAGATTGAAAGGTATTGTGCCTTATCCGCCTCAATCTGTGCGTTTTGTCTAGTGAGATTCGATAGTGCTTGTGATTGTCTTTCGAAGTTCTCCTTAATTGATGCAATCGCATCTTGTTGTTCCTTTACCGCAACCTCAAGAGCAGCGTTATTCTTTACCAAGACTTCATTCTGTTGATATAGATAATAACCACCGAGACTGAGTACGATAATGATACCAATGAAAAATTGATTCATATCATTTCTCCTCTATCTTATAGTCGAGTCCGCCCGCTGACCGTATCTCTACTGTCTTTTTAGTATCGAAGTCTCTAAACTTAAGATGTTTTTCTTTCTGCACGAAGATTTTACGTGCAACGTATTGTGATTTGTACATCTGACCAGTCTGTTCTGACTGTCGATATACGGTGATTTCATAGAGGGGCGAAAGAATCATCTTCACCCATAGTTTAAATTTTTCCCACATAATTGACCTTTCCATAATATAAGATATAAGAAACAACCCTTTGGAATCTCCGCTGGGTTGTTCTTATATTTAGTGACTTAGAAACTAGTCGGTTTTTCTAAGTTCTTTTAGTTGGTTGATGGTGTCTTCCGCACTAGTGTGTAGAATACCGATACCACCGTGTGCTTCCCATGCATCAAGGTTCTGTTTTCTGTCATCAATAAGGACACTTCCTTTGATTGCAAACATACCTTTCTGACTACCAGTCATAGTGCAAGTGACTACCACTGTAGGACTCACATGTTCCTTAATCCATTCGTTCTTATCGAACACTACCAACTCTCTGTTGACGACACCAGCTGCAGTTAGGATTTCCCATGGCAATCCAGTGTGTCTTACATATCCTACCAAATCATACATATCTGGCATAGGTGGTAACATTCTGAACAATCTCTTGTTCGTTAACTCTTCCTTCCTTTCGTCATAATCGTTATGACCTTGGTCGGTGTTAGGGAATTCTCTCCCTGTCAATGTTTCAACTCCAGTGTTGAAATCCGCTAGTACTCCATCCATGTCGATGAAGATTCTCTTTACTTTTCTATTTTCCATACGTATAGTATACTCGATTTATATGGCCATTGTCAAGTCTATTTTAACCAAAACAGGTCATATATCATATCTTCTTTCTTGTATGCTTCACGTTCCCAAGGTTGACGGGAATAGGGTGTAAACTTGTATTTCTTACCTTTGTAGTTCACCAAAGATGGTGTTAAATCACCACGTAAGAACTGTTTAGCATGGACTAGTTCATGTGCAAGTGTCATCATCATCTGTGACATTGATTGCGGTTTTCCAGTCATTGGGTTGGTTTTACTGATTTCTATATCAATGAAGTTTTTATCACCAAGACAATATCCTAGTGCATCGGGTATAGATTTAGTAAATGATATTTGGATTTCAACTTCACGTCTGAGACGTGGCATAAAGTAATGTATTGTGGAACGGACAAATTTAGAGATTCGTTTCTTCTCTGCAATTTGACCTTTAAAGGTCACGTCTATATTGTCAAACCATATCTTCGTCATCAATTCTTTCAACCTCATCTTCACTTATCTCGGAACCACAGAACACACAATGTGCTATAGTATAGTGGTTCTCATCCATATCATAAAAGCATTCGAATTCACTCTTACAACTGTTACATGATACTAAAAAGTTGTGGCCATTGTCAAGGTTAATTGTCATAATTTGGTCTCCATCCTGTTTTATCTTTCTCACTTTTCACCATAATTTTCTCATAAAGAGACTCAAATGACATCTTTTTGTCATTATAGACAGCATATGGTAGTTTGTGTTTCGCTTCATCTGTATGAAATTCGAGTCCAGCAGTGTACACACGTACAGTTTGATACTCCCTATCAATCATCCCAAAGAGGTGTTTCCACCTCTCACATATGACATCTTGGTCACTTGGTTTGGGTAGATATAGGTAGTACTCGTTTGCTTGTCCCATTAGTCTTCCCAAACGTCTCCGTGTTTTACATATTCTGCAAGTTGGTCATACCCACCTATTGCATCACCGTCCACTCTGATTTGTGGGAATGTTCGTGCAGTTGGAAACTCTTCAAAGAGTTCTTCTCTAGTGAAATCAGTACCCAACTGTTTGTAAGTGTATTCTAGTCCTTTCTGTTCACATAAAGACTTTGCTTTATCACAGAATGGACACATTGTTTTTCCGAATATTTCAATCATAGTTTAAAGTCCTCAAAAGTTGAGTCGTCTACATCTTGTGTAATACCACCGATGACATACGACTCTATTTCTGTCTCTTGTGGTGCATTCTGCAATCCTCTACTGTTGAACCAATGTGATGTCCATGGTAGTGGATTGTTCGTTGAACTGATATCATATATAGGGTTCAGTCCAATTGCACGTAATCTCTTATTAGCAGTAAATTCAACATAGTTTCCTAACAATTGAGTACTCAAACCAATCATTGACCCATGTTGGAATAGGAAATCTGCCCAGTCTTTCTCTTGTGCGACTGCATCCTCATACATAGTGTACACTTCAGATTCACAATCCTTCATCACTTGAATCATAAGTTTATCATTCTCTTGATTCTTATATGCTTTGAGTATGTGTTGCGACACTGCAAGATGTTGTGATTCATCTCTTGCGATTAGAGATATAATCTTTGCACTTCCTTCCATGAGTTTCAACTCACCGAATGCAAATGAACATGCAAATGATACAAAGAATCTAATCCCCTCTAGAATGTTTACACTTATAAGTGCAAGGTATAGTGCCTTATATAAATCGTAATCATCTACTTTAAGACCTAGTAGTCTACGTCTACCTAATTCAATAAACTCATCGTATTTCTTAGTTACTGACTCAGCACGTGCAACAATAGCAGGTTCATCTAAGATAGTGTCAAAGATATCACTTGGGTTACTATAAACATTCTTTATAATATGAGTGTAGGAACGTGAATGTATGGTCTCCATAAAGTCCCATGTAATGATACAAGATTCTAACTCGGGTAATGTCACAAATGGTAGGAATGCAATTGATGGAGCACGTCCTTGTACACTATCCAATAGTGTTTGGTATCTTAGATTGGATGTGAAGATGTGCTTCTGTGCATCATTCAGTGAATTGTAATCACTCCTATCTTTCTGTAGTGATACCTCTTCGGGTCTCCAAAAGAATCCTAGTTGTGTCTGTGTGAGTTTATCAAATATGGGATATTTGAACTCATCAAATCTTTGTGTGTTTAGTGGTTCACCAAAGAATAATTTCTCTTTGGTAAAGTCTATGTTGTTCTTGTTAAATACTGTCATTTTTTCCTTTTCCTTTCCTTCTCTTCTGCTCTCACGTAATCATACCGATTCGACCATAACACTCTTTCTTCGGGTGATGCATTGTGCCATGCTTTGTTTGCTCTTTCGAATGCTAGGTTGTCTTTATTGTCACCCTCACCACCGTATCTGTCTTCTCTTCCATCCCATTGAAGATTGTTATGTGAAGCACAATATTGGCCAGGAGCAATCACTTCTGTAGAATTTGGTATTTCATCAATTGGGCCTGGATGTCTTATAAAATGTAAAAACATGTGGTATGAGTATTCTCCTACAAAATAATCTCTCCAATGAGGACAATTTGGCCCTTGATATAACATGACATCGCCTGGATGTAGTACAACCTTTGTACCAGTCCTGTCTTTATGACGTGGTGCTTGTGTTAACTCAAACATCTCTTCATGACCCATCTCCTCTCCAAGATAGTTCTTATCATTCTGAATCCATATTGACCATGGTGTCCCATCATCGGATGAATAGTCCAAACAAAGAGTAGCACTAATCTCACATGATGGTCTATCCATGTGTGATTTTAGATATGCACCTCGTTCATACTTTCTACTGTATGCATAGGTTTCTTTTAAATCGAAATCTAATACTGGTTTTAGGTTCTCCCATAACCATCTATGCAATGCTACTGCAGGCGGAAATGAGTAAGCAGCAACTGACTTACCCAGTGATGTTGTAGGTGACTCAAATATGATGTCGCCTTCTCTTTTGAGTACTGAGTCTTCTTGTCCTTCGATAGTCTTCCACGTGTCCATTGTCATATCAATGATATCTTGTGGTATAAAATCTCTAAGAATCAGATATCTATTCTCAATGAATGACATGGTCTCTTCATTGGTGTGACCAAAAACGTATTTTCCGTCACCTTCATGTTCAAGTGACCTAATTCTTACTGTCTTATCTTCATCAGACACATATTGACGATTACTTCTATATCGCACATGCTTCGCAGTCTTCATCATCTCCCTCATAATTCGTTTGTTGCAATGGTTCGTCTGTGACAACGTCTTCAGTCTTACCATCCATAGTGTTTTGATAATAGGATGTCTTCCAACCATACTTGTATGTGGTTAGAAAATCCCTCGCCATTACTGATACAGGAACTTCATTGTTAGGGTAGTTCTCGGGGTTGTATGACCAGTTACCACTAATACCTTGGTCAAAGAATTTCTGCATCACTGCTACGATATTTATATATCCAGTGTTATCTGGCATATCCCATAGTAATGTATAAGAATTCTTTAAGTGTGTGTATTGTGGTACCACTTGTTTCAATGTACCCTTTTTACTCTTCTTAACACTCAGATAATCTCTAGGTGGTTCTACACCATTTGTTGCATTTGATACAACACTTGATGATTCACTTGGCATCTGTGCAGTTAGTGTAGAGTGTCTAAGACCATATTCTTTGATGTCACCCCTCAATGTTTCCCAATCATGGTTTAACACATTTGGTGTCAATTCATCAACTTCCTTTTTGTAAGTGTCGATGGGTAGAATACCATCTGAATACTTTGTCCCACCAAAACCTAAACAAGCACCTTTCTCTTTTGCAATAGTGTTGGATGCTTTGAGTAAATAGTATTGGAATGACTCTGTAAGTTCGTGTACTAATTTAAGTGCATCGGGGTCGCCATACTTGACTTTGTTCTTCGCAAGGAAGTGTGCAAGTCCAATATAACCAATCCCCAATGACCTACGGGCGATAGTAGATGCTCGAGCTGCTTCTACTGGATACTCTTGGTGGTCTATCAGTTCTTCAAGTCCTCTCACTGCGAGGTCACACAAGTTCTCCATTTCGTCCGATTTTACAATTCCCACATTAATAGCACTCAGTATACACAATGCGATTTCACCCTTACCATCAATATGTTGGATTGGGTCTGTCGGTAGTGTAATCTCTTGACATAAGTTACTCATGTTAACTTTGTCTTTAAAACTACTATGTGTATTACAGTGGTCTATATTCATAATATAGATTCTACCAGTCTCTGCTCTTTCTTTTAACAAATCAGTAATTAGTTCCCTTGCACTCACCTTAATCTTATTGACGGATGTAGCACGTTCGTATTTCTCATAGAGTTCATCGAACTCGGGTGTTCCGAATGCTTCATAGAGCCCAGGAGCTTCATGGGGTGAGAACAATGTGATGTCGTCATTCTTTAAAAATCTCTTATAGAATAACTCTGATAACTGAATAGAATAATCTAACTTTCTGACTCTGTTATCTTCTGTACCCTTGTTGTTCTTGAGTACAAGAATGTCTTGTATCTCTTGGTGCCAGATAGGGAAATGAACTGTTGCACTTCCTCCCCTTACTCCGTTTTGGGTGCAACATCTAACAGTTGATTCAAATTTTTTAAGGAATGGGATGACGCCCGTATGCTGGACTTCGCCTCCTCTAATCCTTGAACCAATTCCTCTAATTCTTCCTGCGTTAATACCGATTCCGGCACGTTGAGCAACGTATTTTCCAATGGCCATATCACTTGAGAAGATACTGTCGAGAGTGTCGTCTGTGTCGACAAGCACACACGAAGCAAATTGTCGTAAAGGAGTTCTAACTCCTGCCATGATAGGGGTGGGGATGTTGATTTTGAATGTTGAGATTGCATCGTAGTATTTTTTGACATAGTCTAACCTTTTGTCTTTATCATAGTTTTGGAACAGTGTCATGGATATTAACATATACATGAACTGTGGGGTTTCATAGACCAAATTTGCTGACCTATCTTGTACCAAATACTTGTCTACTATTTGTTGTAGACCAGCATAGGTAAAGTCTGTATCTCTTCCATGTTTAATGAAAGAATCAATCCTGTTGATTTCTTCGGTAGAATATGAGTTGATGATAGCATCATCATACACACCAAAGTCTATATTTCTATGTATGATTTCACCCAGTGGTGGATATATCTCTGAATCTTTCCACTTGGTATTGAACACTTGTTTTTGAATTGCAAATAGTAGTAACCTAGCTGCAACAAATTGATAATTGGGATTCTCTAGTGTAATTAAGTCACTTGCACTTTTCACTAGAATCTTTTGAATTTCTTTTGTGGTGATACCGTCAAAGAACTGGAGTCCACTATTCATTTCAACCAATGATTCTGATACACCTGTAATACCTCTGCATGATTTTTCTACCATACGATGAATCTTGTCTAGGTTGATGTCCGATTTCGAACCATCTGATTTTAATACTTTTATCATAGCATTCATATTCTCTTGTACTCCTTTAGTTTCAGTTTTGCAGTGAGACCTTCGGTTGTACAGTTATCTATAATTGACACAATGTCTTCGCTTGTCATTCCACTCATTATCATATTGTTTATATCTTTCAATCCTTCTACTCTCTTATCATTCCAAATACACACACGGTAACCTTCATCGATTACCTCATCAATTTTCTTTAGAATTTCTTTGTTTCGTGGTTCATTGTCATAAATTATTATTGCGTTGTCTTTTATAGCATTGTCGATTTTTTTAAAGTCACTACCACCGACAGCAATACTGTTTGGTAGGAATAAACTGTCTAGTGGCCCTTCTGTAACATAGATAGTTTTAGTCATATTCACTTTATCAATATTGAAGATGAGTGAATCGTCATCTCGGAATCTCATTGTTAGATATCTCAACGGTGAGTCATCGATTGCTCTCCCACTAACACCAACAAGTTCCCCATTCTTGATGAATGGCAATACAATTCTAGGATTATTTCCTAGAGGTCGTGTTTTATATTTATCTGACAAGAACGATAGACTTTGTGCAGATTCAACAAACCACAACTCTTTTTGTGACTCTACTGGAATTTTTCTGTTGTCTAGGTACTTCCTTGCGACTTTACTTTCAATCGCTGGTTTCGCTATAAACTTCAAGTTCTCAATGGTCATTTTTGTTGCATCTGTATTTAGACTTTCAGTAGTCTTGGGTTTAAACTTGAATGCATTCGATGATGGCATTCTTTGATTGACATTCTTCTTACCATGTTTCTCTTGTAGAAGTTCTTTAACATACTCCTTGTATTGTACAGGAAAATGGTCTTTCAAAAATGTCATTGATGATGTGGATTTACCACAGTTATGACACTTATATATGAATGATTGGTCGACTAAAAAATGATATGCTCGTGCTTTGTAGCGATTCTTTTGGGAATCACCACAATAAAGACATCTGTGATTTAATGTACTGTCTCCCTTCCATTTACAAACCTCAAGATGAGGTGTAACTGTAGAGAGGTACTTTCGCTCTAACCATAACATACACTCAGTATATCACTGAATGTATGTTATTTCAAGTGGATTTTGGGAATTATCCGGCGTCTATTAGTGCTTGAATTTCAGCGATTTGAGCAGCGTTTGTTGTGACTGAACCATCGTATGCGACCTTTTTTGGGTCGTCTGATTCTAAGTCTGCATAACCTTCGGGTTGAACAGGCACTCCATCTCCTGTCTCAAACCATGCTTTCCTTTCTGCTAGGTTGTCAATCGTTGGGATTGGCGATAATGGTTCTGGCATGTTAATCTCCTAAATTAATGTTACTATCTATTTAGTAAATACTAGTCTTCTTGGACTGCAAATTTACCTTCTTTCTCTGCTTCTTTTCTAGCAATTTCCGCAAGTACTTCAAGTTCTGCCTCTAAAGATGCAATTTGTCTTTCGTTAGTTGCGAGTGAAGTTTCGTATGATTGCACCGCCTCTTCTGTTGCATCCTTTCCATTGAACCCTTCGGGTGCCACTGGTTTTCCATCACCTTTATAGAACTCTAAACGTTCCTCTTTGGTCATTTCTCCTAAATTTAAATCTGTCATTTTTTACTCCTAATTAGTGTACACTGTTATTTATCTTTTGACAAGTCTAAAACCTTGTCTTTTGGTACCTGTAATACAATTTTATTTGTTACTTTTGGTTGTGGTTTTGCGGTTACTTTTTTTTTCTGTGCTGGTGCAGTTTTTCTTTTTGGTATAGGTTTCTTATCAACAATAAGTGCAACACTAGTGACCAAAAGTAACACTGCAAGTGGGTCAAACACAAAAATAAGTGCAAAAATCACCCACCTAACTGCGTTGTCAAGA